GGGGCAGGTACATAAGGAGAAACAACTATGGCAAATAGAAACACACAAGGTTTTGGTTTGATCCCTGCAGGAACTCTTGGCTCAACGCCAGCGACTTCTGGTCAAGGCAAATACAAAATCGATGCGGGTTATGCAACTACTATATTTCATGGTGGCTGTGTTGCTTCTGCTGCTGGTTACATTGTTAATGGTCAAACTGCAGCTGCGCCTGTACTTGGTGTCTTAAACGGCATCTTTTACAATGCAGCAACTACGTTAAAACCAACGTTTGCAAACCATTACGTACAAGTAACACCAGCAAACTCGGAAGATATCGATGCATTTGTATTCGATAACCCACAACAACAATATGTATGCGGAACAGATGATGCAGTAGCACAAGCAGGATATTTAGAGACTTACGACTTTAATACTTCTGCTGGTAGTACAACTACTGGTGCTTCATCAGCTACTTTAAATATCGGCGTAACTGGAAATGATGACAAATCATGGAGGTTATTAAGATCTGCAGAAGACCCTGAAAACGACACTAATGCGGCTTTCAGATCTGTAGTAGTAGTTGCTAATCTGATTGAGCTACAATCGTAAAGCTAGAATAGGAGAACAATAATGGCAATATCACGATCACAACTAGTCAAAGAACTAGAGCCAGGTTTGAACGCACTGTTCGGCTTGGAATACAAAAGGTATGAAAATCAGCATGCTGAGATTTATGCTACAGAAAACAGTGACAGAGCTTTTGAAGAAGAAGTTATGTTATCTGGTTTCGCTAACGCACAAGTAAAAGGTGAAGGTTCTGGAGTTTCATTTGATGAAGCACAAGAAACTTTCACAGCTAGATACACTCATGAGACTGTAGCTTTAGCGTTCGCAATCACTGAAGAAGCGATTGAGGACAACTTGTATGACAGACTTGCGTCTAGATATACAAAAGCTTTAGCTAGATCTATGAGTAATGCTAAACAAGTAAAATCAGTCGAGCCTCTAATCAATGGTCTGCCAACTGCAGATGCTTTTGATTCAGGTGATGGTGTTTCTTTATTTAACACTGCTCACCCTACAGTAGCTGGAACTTTTGCTAACACTTTAGCAACTCAAGCTGACCTTAACGAAACTTCATTAGAGCAGTCAATAATTGACATCGCTCAAATGAGTGACGAAAGAGGTTTAAGAATCGCAGCTAGAGGAGTAAAAATGATTATTCCTTCTGAGCTACAATTCACTGCTGAAAGACTTATGAAGTCTCAAGGTAGAACTGGAACAGCTGATAATGATATCAATGCAATCGTATCTATGGGTATGATTCCGCAAGGATACAGAGTTAATAACTACTTAACTGACTCTGATGCATTTTATATCTTAACAGACGTGCCTAACGGTATGAAAATGTTTAACAGATCACCATTAAAAACAGCAATGGAAGGCGATTTTGATACTGGCAACGTTAGATACAAAGCTAGAGAAAGATACAGCTTCGGCGTATCAGACCCTAGAGGTATCTTCGGCGTTGAAGGTGCATAATCAATAATTTTTTGTGGCGGGACACAGTCTCGCCACAATTGACAAATAGAAAGAAAAAACCATGAAAAAATTTTTAGTCAACATTTGGGCGTACGATCATCACGCTAAATTTACAGTAGAATCAGAAGATTCCCCAACAGACCTAGAACAATCAATCCTTGACAAACTTGGAGAAAATAGTATAGTTTGGGAAAACCTTGGAGTTAGTTATGATAACAAGGTAAATAGAATAACCTATGAGGAGGTTATAAATGATACAAGACCTATACAAACAAAAAAGGTCCTTGGAGTTGAAGTGGGAACAGGAGCATCTAGATAATAATAGATACACTCTTGAGATGGTTAGAATTGACGATAAAGTCAAACAGATCATCACAGACATTAAGCTTGAAGAAGCTAGAATGGCTCACATACAGAACAACATAGAAGGTTCTGCTCCAGAAGTTTCAGTAGCTTCTTAGTATAAAAGCTACATCGTTGGAAAAATTCCACTCCACACTACAGGCTCTCTTGCACTCTACTAAAAACTAGTATATACTTTTGTCACTATACATAAATTGAATATCGACGCGTATAGTCGACGGCCTAGAGACGATATTCAAATAACTAGGAGGATAATAACATGGCAAACACTACGTTTTCAGGACCGGTCATTTCTAAAAATGGCTTTATAAATACAGGTCCTGGTATGACTGTTAGCTTAACAGCTGACACAACTTTAACTGTAGCTACACACGCTGGCAAAATTTTACTTACAAATGATGCAGATGGTAAATTTACTTTACCTTCAATCAATGTAAATTCAAATGGAGCAACAGCTGGTGATACAGATTTTAATAACTTAAATAACATTGGTGCAACTTTTCATTTTTATGTGGAAACTGCTGCAACTGATATGGATATCAAAACAGATGGTACTGACAAATTTAAAGGTGGTATCATGATAGCTGTAGATGATGGTTCTAAAAAAGCTTTCATTCCAGGTGCAACAAATGATGTTATAACTATGAACGGTTCTACAAAAGGTGGTATCGTTGGTAGCGTAGTATCTTTCACAGCGATTGATACTGCTACATACTTAGTCCACAATTCTTTATTGCTTGGATCAGGTACAATAGTAACACCTTACGCTGACGCGTAATAAATAAATAACTCGGAGCGTCTGGTAATGCAGGCGCTCTTGAAAAGGAGAAAATATGGCAGACACAGTATTAAATACAACTGTATTCGACGGAGACAAAAAACTAATTACTCACTATAACGTAGTTTCAGATAGTGCCGGAAGCACAACTAAAATAGTTGATGTTTCTGAATTAAATTCAAACAATGGTAAAACTTGCAAAACTGTAAGACTAAATAAAGTTAGTTTTAGCGTTTCAGTAACAGCACCTGCTGATGCAATTAGAATGGTTTGGGATGGATCAGATGTTGTTTTTCAGACATTAAATGGAGAAATGGAATATGATTATTCTTCATTTGGTGGTTTAAAAAATAATAAAGCTAGTAGTTATAGTGGAGATGTAAATCTTACTTTACCAGCTTGTACGGCAGGAGATACCGGAACAGTCGTTTGTGAGTGGATAAAAGTTTACGAATAGGATCTTAAATGGCTAATACCACTTCGGGAACTACAACGTTCGACAAAACTCTTTCTATTGATGAAATAATAGAAGATTCATTTGAACGTATTGGAATGCAAGGAGTTGCTGGTAATCAATTAAGATCAGCAAGAAGATCTCTTAATATCTTATTTCAAGAATGGGGTAATAGAGGTATTCACTATTGGGAAATAGCTAATACAAATTTAGATTTAGTTCAAGGCCAAGCAGATTATAATTTTTTTAGATCATCAGCTGACGGAACTTCAGCAACTACTGCACCTTCTAATGGTATTTATGGAATGTCCGATGTCCTTGAAGCACAATTAAGATCTAATAGAACACAGACAACTCAATCAGATAGTCCAATGACAAAAGTTGATAGATCAACTTATGCTGCTTTTTCAAATAAACTTTCACAAGGAACTCCTAATCAATATTGGGTAGAAAGATTTATTGATAAAGTAACAATTCATGTTTATCCAACACCAGATTCAACAAGTGCATCTAAAGATATGCACTTTTATTATATCAAAAGAATTCAAGATGTAGGAAGTTATACAAATGCAACTGATGTTCCATTTAGATTTGTTCCTTGTATGGTGGCAGGTTTAGCTTATTATTTATCAATGAAATACGCCCCACAACTTATTCAACAAAATAAATTAATTTACGAAGATGAATTACAAAGAGCATTAGCTGAAGATGGATCAGCTGCTAGCACTTACATTACACCAAAAGTTTATTACCCAGGAGTATAATGGCAAACTACGCATCCGGTAAACGTTCAAAAGCAATTTCTGACAGATCAGGTATGGAGTTTCCATACAAAGAAATGGTTAGAGAATGGAATGGATCTCTTGTTCACATTTCTGAATTTGAACCTAAACAACCACAATTAGAACCAAAGCCTCATGGGGCAGACGCAATATCTTTACAACATGTTAGAACTGATAGAACAGAACCAATTACAACTGTAATGATACCGGAAAATGGTTTTAAAACATATCAAGCAGGATCAGGAGTTATTAATGTAAATATACCAGGACATGGTTTAACAAATGGTACAACATATTTATTTAGAGGTGCACCAACAATTTCACCTGGAACAGGAACATCAAGTAATCCTGTATTTGCTTATGCAGCAATACCTAACTTTGATGGTATTACAGGAGCACAAATAGGACAAGGATCAGGATATGCAATAACAACTGGTTTGTTTCAAAATGGTATTAGAATTACAACAGACTATGCTTTATCTAATTTCTTCTTCTTTACAGTTAATGCGGATACTGCTACAACAGGAAATATCAAAGGAGGAGGCTACGGTTGTTCCGTTGGGCCTATAACAATAGAAGCATGATAAAAAAAATTATTAATTTTATTAAAAATATGTTTAAATGTGAAAGACAAGATCCTCATCTTGAAATATATGAAGAAACTGCAAAACAAAAAAAGATACGTCTAAAGCATAAAGGGGATATTAAGTAATGGCTGGATTTACATACGCAACATTGACAACAGCAATATTAAATTACACTGAAACAGATACAAATGTTTTAACATCTACCATCACTGATCAGTTTATTGAAAATTCTGAAATGAAAATATTAAGAGAAGTACCTCTTGATGCATATAAAAAACAATCTATTGGTAATTTAGTTACAGGTCAAAATACAATTAACGTCCCAGCTAAAACTTTATTTGTAAAAGGTGTACAAGTTTATGATTCAACATCAGCTTCTACAGGAAACAATGTTTGGTTAGAAAAAAAAGATGAAACATATTTACAAGAATTTCAACCCTCTACAGAGTCTGATGCTAGAGCACAGCCAAAATACTATGCTATGTTTGGTGGAGCAACAGGTGTAACCGATACTACTTCAGGAAGACTATTTTTAGCTCCTGCACCAGACAACACTTATGTATTTAAAATACATTATGAAGCTATTCCAACTGGATTATCTGGTTCGAACACTACAACTTATGTAAGTCAATATTTTGGAAATGGATTATTATATGCTTGTCTAGTAGAAGCATTTTCTTATTTAAAAGGTCCAATAGATATGTTGACATTATATGAAAATAAATATAAACAAGAAGTACAAAAGTTTGCTGGAGAGCAACTTGGTAGACGTAAAAGAGACGATTATACTGACGGTACAGTTCGTATACAAGTTCCTTCTCCGTCACCGTAATAGGAGATAAATTATGGCAATAACATCGGCAATATGTTCAAGTTTTAAACAAGAACTTTTAGAAGGAAAGCATGACTTTCAAACATCAGGTTCTGGTGGTCATACTTTTAAAATAGCATTATTTACAAGTTCAGCATCTTTAGGTGCAGCAACAACTGACTATTCAACTTCAAATGAAATTTCAAACACATCTGGATCAGCATATTCTGCTGGTGGTAAAGCATTAACAAACACAGGAGTTGGTTTAACTTCAACAACTGCGTTTACAGATTTTTCTGATATCTCATGGACATCAGCTTCATTCACTGCAAATGGTGCAATGATTTATAATACAACAACAGATGGTGGTTCAGGTACAACTGATGCTGTTTGTATTATAGCTTTTGGTTCTGATAAAACTGCAACTAACGGAACTTTTGAAATACAGTTTCCTGCAAACGATTCATCAAACGCAATCATAAGATTAGCATAGGAGGGTCACCGTGCCCGACGTTTCTTCTGGATGGGGCCGACTAACCTGGGGACAGGCTAATTGGAACGAAGCTACAACTTTAAAACAAGGTTGGGGAGCAAAGTCTTGGGGTGAAGATGAATGGGGTCAACTTTCAGATTCAGTTGTCCAACCAACAGGTTTATCTATTACATCAAGTATTGGTTCAGTCACTAACGCAGTTAGTGTAACTGTAACTCCAACAGGTATTTCATCTACTTCAACACTAGGAACAATTGCAAATGTTGTAAGCGTAACTGTTGAACCGAATGGTTTAGCAATTAATGATATACAAGGTTATGCAGAAGTAAGCATTGATGTTGCACCAACTATTACAGGTTTATCAACTACAGCAGCCATTGGTGTTATAGATCCAAAAGATCAAGTCGTTGGTCCAACTTCACTCACAGTTACATCACAACAAGGAACTGCAGTTGCACCTAACGAAGATGTTTCTCTTACAGGTTTATCTATTACATCTACACTTGGAACACCTACAGCTGTTAACGCTGTAATAATTACACCTTCTGGATTTGAAGTATCAACTGCTCAAGGATCCGTGGTTGTTC